GATTGAAGCGCTGGCCAGTGGTGCGGACAAGGATTCAGTTGTGCGGGAGGCACTTCTTCGTGATTTTGATCATCCGCCCTTTAAAAAAGTGCCGGCTTACTGGCTTCATCCCGGACTGACTTATCTGAAAGTGCGTATTTAGTGGGCCTGGGACAGCGGCTGAATATTTAATATATCCATGAACACAAAAATCAAATACGGCCTGTCGGCTGCCGTTCTGGCGTTGATTGCCGCAGGGGCTTCTGCGCCTGAAATCCTCGACCAGTTTCTGGATGAAAAAGAAGGTAACCACACCACGGCATACCGTGATGGTGTGGGTATCTGGACCATCTGCCGTGGAGCCACCCGGGTGGATGGTAATCCTGTGATTCCTGGCATGAAGCTGTCGAAGGAAAAATGCGACCAGGTTAACGCCATTGAACGGGATAAGGCGCTGGCATGGGTGGAGAAAAACATCAGAGTGCCACTGACTGAACCCCAGAAAGCGGGTATTGCGTCATTCTGTCCTTACAACATTGGCCCGGGTAAGTGTTTCACGTCGACGTTTTATAAACGAATTAATGCAGGAGATCGCAGGGGAGCGTGTGAAGCGATTCGCTGGTGGATTAAGGACGGTGGCAGAGACTGCCGTATTCGCTCAAATAACTGTTATGGTCAGGTATCCCGTCGTGACCAGGAGAGCGCGCTGGCGTGCTGGGGAATCGACAGATAAGCAGAATATTTTGCTGAAAAATGACGTTGGTCAACGCGGACGGATAACACGAAATCCTGCGAACTGGCAAAACCTAAGTGAATAAAAGTAAAAAACCCGTTTGTTAGCAGCAGGTGGGGTTTCGTGTTTCCTGACTCCGGAAAAGTCAAAGGAGAAAGTGTGTTTGATTTTAGCAAATTGATTCGGGAGATTTGAGTGATGGCTGAAAAATTATCCACCTGGAAGTTCATCCTTATCTGGCTGGTGTTTGTGATTATGGCCCCCGGTTATTTCATCGGTCAGATACGCTGGTGGTGAAATGAACCGCGTTCTGTGTGTGGTCATCATTGCCCTGCTGGTGGCCTGTGGTGCGCTTAGTCTGGGGCTGAATCATTACCGCGATAACGCCATCACCTACAAAGAGCAGCGCGATAAAAAAGCCAGAGAGCTGGAGCTGGCAAACGCAACCATTACTGATATGCAGCAGCGCCAGCGCGATGTTGCTGCGCTCGATGCAAAATACTCGAGGGAATTAGCCGATGCGAGAGCTGAAAATGAAACTCTGCGTGCTGATGTTGCCGCTGGTCGTAAGCGCCTGCGGATCAACGCCACCTGTCCAGGCTCCGTGCGTGAAGCCCCCACCACCTCCGGCGTGGATAATGCAACCGGCCCCCGACTGGCAGACACAGTTGAACGGGATTATTTCACCCTCAGAGAGCGGTTGATGATGATGCAGAAGCAGCTGGAAGGGGCGCAGGAATATATCCGCACTCAGTGCCTGAAATAAGTTTTGCTGATGCGCCGTATCGTCGCCGTATTCCCGTATTAACAGAGACCGCAGCCCGACAGGGAGACTCCTCTGCGAGAGTGTGCGGGGATAATCAAAAACGATACACACCGGGGTTTACCGCGTTAACGGAGCGCGGCGTTGTCCCCTCATAGTCGCCTGTCCGGTGCGATGGTGGAAGAAACTGGATTTGTTGCAACTGATAACCATTATCATTTTCTCGGGTCCTTTCCGGCATATGGACCCGTTACGGGGCGGCGACCTCGCGGGTTTTCGCTATTTATGAAAATTTTTCGGGAAAAAGCATGTCAGTTCTTCTTGTTGTTAACCTATTGTTTTTAAAGAAATAATCATCAAGAAAGAAACGACATCAGAACGCTGAAAAATCTGTCTTTTTTGGCATTTCATGTCGTAACTGATTTTTGATAAGGAATTGCTGAATGAATGTTAATAAAAAGAAGCTTGCTGAAATCTTTAATGTCGATATACGCACTATTGATCGCTGGCAAACTCAGGGGCTCCCTCAGATATCTGGTGGAGGAAAAGGTGTTGAGGTCATCTTTGATTCTGCGAAGGCGATCGAATGGTATGCTCAGCGCGAAGCTGATATTGAAAATGAAAAACTCCGTAAAGAGGTCGAGGATTTGAGGGCGGCCAGCGAATCAGACCTTCAGCCCGGCACCATTGATTACGAACGTTACCGACTGACGAAGGCACAGGCAGATGCACAGGAACTGAAAAATGCCCGCGACAGTGGGCAGGTCATTGATACAGGGTTTTGCCTTTTTGCTCTGGGAAGACTGGCACAGGAGATCTCTGCCATTCTTGACTCCATTCCATTGTCCATGCAGAGACAGTTTCCGGCACTGACGCCCGCTATGCTTGATTTCCTGAAAACCGATATAGCAAAGGCGGCAAACCGATGCGCATCAACGGCAGAGAAGTTACCGGAGATGCTGGATGAATACCTCAGAGAAGCAGCTAAATAACTTTGCTGTTGTTTGTGGAGTGGCACTTCGTGGGCTTTTACGCCCACTGCCTGTAACCACCGTTGAATGGGCCGATCAAAATTATTATTTGCCCCCGGAGTCCTCTTATCTTGCTGGGCGGTGGAAGACGTTGCCCTTTCAGGTGGCAATAATGAACTGCATGGGTAATGACCGGATCCGCACAATTAATCTTATAAAATCAGCTCGAGTCGGTTACACCAAAATGCTGATGGGCGTTATTGGTTACTTTATTGAGCATAAAAACCGTAACAGTCTTCTGTTTCAGCCTACGGATTCTGCCGCTGAAGATTTTATGAAGTCTCATGTGGAGTCAACATTACGGGATGTTCCCTGTCTGAAAATTCTTTCCCCCTGGCTGGGGCGTAAGCACCGGGATAACACACTGACATTAAAAAGATTCACGTCCCGTGTGGGGTTCTGGTGCCTGGGTGGTGCTGCCGCCAAAAACTACCGTGAAAAATCAGTGGATGTGGTCTGCTATGACGAACTTTCCTCATTCGAGCCGGATGTCGAAAAAGAGGGCTCGCCAACCCTGCTGGGGGATAAGCGTATTGAGGGCTCGGTATGGCCAAAATCCATTCGCGGCTCGACGCCAAAAATAAAAGGCTCCTGCCAGATCGAAAAAGCGGCCAACGAGTCGGCACATTTCATGCGTTTTTATGTGCCCTGCCCGCACTGTGGGGAGGAGCAGTATCTGAAATTTGGCGATGAATCCACGCCTTTTGGCCTTAAATGGGAGAAGGACAGCCCCGAAAGCGTTTTCTATCTCTGTGAACATCATGGCTGCGTGATCCATCAGTCTGAGCTTGACCAGAGCAACGGGCGGTGGATCTGTGAAAACACGGGCATGTGGACCCGTGACGGCCTGACGTTTTTCAGCGCTGCGGGTAATGAAATTCCGCCGCCGCGCTCCATCACTTTCCATATCTGGACGGCGTACAGTCCGTTCACCACCTGGGTACAGATAGTCTATGACTGGCTGGATGCACTGAAAGATCCCAACGGCCTGAAAACTTTTGTGAACACCACGCTGGGCGAGACCTGGGAAGAGGCCGTGGGCGAAAAACTCGATCACCAGGTGCTGATGGATAAGGTCGTGCATTACACGGCAGCGGTGCCTGCCCGGGTGGTTTATCTGACGGCGGGCATTGACTCGCAGCGTAACCGTTTTGAGATGTATGTCTGGGGATGGGCTCCGGGAGAGGAAGCCTTTCTGGTGGATAAAATCATCATTATGGGGCGTCCTGATGAGGAAGAGACGCTGTTACGTGTGGATGCGGCGATCAACAAAAAATACCGCCATGCAGACGGTACCGAAATGACCATTTCCCGTGTCTGCTGGGACACCGGGGGGATCGATGGTGAAATTGTTTATCAGAGATCAAAAAAACACGGTGTTTTCCGGGTGCTGCCGGTAAAAGGCGCATCTGTCTATGGCAAGCCGGTGATCACCATGCCAAAAACCCGCAATCAGCGGGGCGTGTATCTGTGTGAAGTGGGGACAGACACCGCAAAAGAAATTCTCTATGCCCGTATGAAAGCCGATCCCACGCCTGCGGATGAAGCCACGTCGTATGCCATCCGTTTTCCTGATGATCCGGAGATTTTTTCGCAGACAGAGGCGCAGCAACTGGTGGCGGAAGAACTGGTGGAGAAGTGGGAAAAAGGAAAGATGCGTCTGCTGTGGGATAACAAAAAGCGGCGTAACGAAGCGCTGGACTGCCTGGTGTATGCCTACGCGGCATTACGTGTGTCCGTGCAACGCTGGCAGCTTGATCTGGCTGTACTGGCAAAATCCCGGGAAGAAGAGACGACCCGGCCAACCCTGAAAGAACTGGCAGCGAAGCTGTCCGGAGGAGTGAATGGTTACAGTCGCTGAACTGCAGGCGCTGCGTCAGGCGCGCCTTGATTTATTAACCGGTAAACGGGTGGTGTCTGTCCAGAAAGATGGTCGCAGAATTGAATATACGGCGGCTTCTCTGGATGAGCTTAACCGTGCGATCAATGATGCGGAGTCGGTACTGGGGACAACCCGCCGTCGCCGTCGTCCGCTGGGAGTGAGGTTATGAAACGAACGCCTGTCCTGATTGATGTGAACGGCGTTCCGCTTCGGGAGAGTCTCAGCTACCACGGGGGCGGTGCAGGATTTGGCGGGCAAATGGCGGAGTGGTTGCCACCGGCGCAGAGTGCCGATGCGGCCCTGCTGCCCGCGTTGCGTCTGGGGAATGCCCGTGCAGATGATCTGGTACGCAATAACGGGATAGCGGCTAATGCGGTGGCCCTGCATAAGGATCATATTGTCGGGCATATGTTTCTTATCAGCTACCGTCCGAACTGGCGCTGGCTGGGGATGCGGGAGACTGCGGCAAAAAGTTTTGTCGATGAGGTGGAGGCGGCCTGGTCGGAATACGCAGAAGGGATGTTTGGCGAGATCGACGTGGAAGGGAAACGCACGTTCACGGAATTTATCCGTGAAGGTGTGGGCGTTCATGCCTTTAACGGCGAAATCTTTGTGCAGCCGGTCTGGGATACGGAAACCACGCAGTTATTCCGCACGCGTTTTAAAGCCGTGAGTCCGAAACGGGTGGACACGCCAGGACACGGTATCGGGAATCGTTTTCTGCGGGCCGGGGTGGAGGTCGATCGATATGGCCGTGCCGTTGCGTACCATATCTGTGAGGATGATTTTCCTCGCTCCTGGAGTGGACGATGGGAACGGATCCCGCGTGAACTTCCCACCGGGCGTCCGGCCATGCTGCATATTTTCGAGCCGGTGGAGGACTGGCAGACCCGTGGGGCCAATCAGTTTTACAGCGTCATGGAACGGCTGAAGATGCTGGATTCCCTGCAGGCAACACAGCTTCAGTCGGCCATTGTTAAAGCCATGTATGCAGCGACGATTGAAAGTGAACTTGATACCGAAAAGGCCTTTGAATATATCGCGGGGGCACCGCAGGGTCAGCAGGATAATCCGCTTATTAATATTCTGGAGAAGTTCTCCAGCTGGTATGACACGAATCATGTGACGCTGGGCGGTGTCAAAATTCCGCACCTTTTCCCCGGGGATGATCTGAAACTGCAGACCGCGCAGGATTCAGACAATGGATTTTCGGCGCTTGAACAGGCGCTGCTGCGGTATATCGCCGCCGGTCTTGGCGTTTCCTACGAACAGTTGTCCCGTGATTACTCGAAGGTCAGTTATTCAAGTGCCCGCGCCTCCGCCAATGAGTCGTGGCGCTATTTTATGGGACGACGAAAATTTATTGCAGCCCGGCTGGCCACGCAGATGTTTTCCTGCTGGCTGGAAGAGGCACTTCTTCGGGGGATTATCCGTCCGCCACGGGCACGTTTTGATTTTTATCAGGCGCGTTCAGCCTGGTCGCGGGCAGAGTGGATTGGCGCAGGAAGAATGGCCATTGACGGGCTCAAGGAGGTCCAGGAATCAGTGATGCGCATTGAGGCCGGACTGAGCACGTATGAGAAAGAGCTGGCGCTGATGGGAGAGGATTATCAGGACATTTTCCGCCAGCAGGTCAGGGAATCCGCAGAGCGGGAAAAAGCCGGACTCTCACGTCCGGTGTGGATAGCACAGGCGTATCAGCAGCAGATAGCGGAGAGCCGCAGGCCGGAAGAGGAGACAACACCACGTGAGACGTAATCTTTCACACATTATTGCCGCAGCATTCAATGAACCGCTGCTTCTGGAGCCCGCCTATGCGCGGGTTTTCTTTTGCGCGCTCGGGCGCGAGATGGGGGCAGCAAGTCTTTCGTTACCACAACAGCAGGTACAGCTTGATGCTCCCGGGATGCTGGCTGAAACGGACGAGTACATGGCCGGAGGTAAACGACCGGCCCGTGTTTACCGGGTGGTGAACGGTATTGCGGTACTGCCGGTGACCGGCACGCTGGTGCACCGGCTGGGTGGTATGCGGCCATTTTCCGGAATGACAGGCTATGACGGCATTGTTGCCTGTCTTCAGCAGGCAATGGCGGACACCTCTGTCCGGGGCGTACTGCTGGATATTGACAGTCCGGGCGGGCAGGCCGCCGGTGCGTTTGACTGCGCTGACATGATTTACCGCCTCCGGCAGCAGAAGCCGGTCTGGGCACTGTGTAATGATACGGCCTGTTCTGCGGCCATGCTGCTGGCGTCGGCCTGCTCCCGACGGCTGGTTACCCAGACATCCCGTATCGGCTCCATTGGCGTGATGATGGGCCATGTCAGCTATGCCGGTCATCTGGCGCAGGCCGGAGTGGATATCACGCTGATTTATGCCGGGGCGCATAAGGTGGATGGCAATCAGTTTGAAGCCTTACCGGCAGAGGTGTGTCAGGACATGCAGCAGCGTATTGATGCGGCGCACCGGATGTTTGCCGAAAAAGTGGCGATGTATACGGGGCTGTCTGTGGAAGCTGTCACGGGGACAGAGGCTGCCGTTTTTGAAGGTCAGTCCGGTATTGAGGCCGGGCTGGCGGATGAGTTAATCAATGCGTCGGATGCCATCAGCGTGATGGCTGCGGCGCTGAACACACATGATACAGGAGGCACTATGCCGCAATTAACTGCAACGGAAGCCGCCGCGCAGGAGAACCAGCGAGTGATGGGGATCCTGACGTGTCAGGAAGCGAAAGGACGTGAACAGCTTGCCACGATGCTGGCAGGACAACAGGGCATGAGCGTTGAACAGGCCCGGGCGATTCTGGCTGCGGCAGCACCACAGCAGCCGGTGGCATCCGCGCAGAGTGAAGCCGATCGCATTATGGCGTGTGAAGAAGCTAAAGGTCGTGAACAACTGGCGGCAACGCTGGCGGCGATGCCGGATATGACGGTGGAAAAAGCCCGCCCGATCCTGGCTGCTTCACCGCAGGCGGATGCCGGACCCTCACTCCGTGATCAGATTATGGCTCTGGATGAGGCAAAAGGGGCTGAGGCGCAGGCTGAAAAACTGGCGGCCTGCCCGGGAATGACCGTGGAGAACGCCCGGGCTGTGCTGGCTGCGGGATCAGGTAAGGCAGAACCGGTTTCTGCATCCACAACCGCCCTGTTTGAACATTTCATGGCGAACCATTCACCGGCAGCGGTACAGGGTGGTGTGCCACAGACGTCAGCAGACGGTGATGCGGACGTGAAAATGCTCATGGCCATGCCATGAAGCCAGTGCTGACCATCAATAGGAGGTTTTAACAATATGGTGACGAAAACCATCACTGAACAACGTGCAGAAGTACGTATTTTTGCCGGTAATGATCCGGCTCATACCGCCACAGGCAGCAGCGGGATTTCTCAGGCAACACCGGCACTGACGCCCCTGATGCTGGATGAAGCCAGCGGGAAACTGGTGGTCTGGGACGGACAGAAAGCCGGTAGTGCGGTTGGCATACTGGTACTGCCGCTTGAAGGCACAGAGACGGTGCTGACGTATTACAAGTCGGGGACCTTTGCGACGGAGGCAGTCCGCTGGCCTGAAAGTGTGGATGAACACAAAAAGGCCAACGCCTTTGTCGGCACAGCCCTGAGTCACGCGGCGCTGCCATAACACGTTATCAGGCCACCGCGTTGGCCTGACTGATTTCTGAATGAAAGGAACTGATTTATGGGATTGTTTACGACCCGCCAGTTACTCGGTTATACCGAACAAAAAGTGAAATTTCGTGCGCTGTTTCTGGAGCTGTTTTTCCGCCGTACGGTGAATTTCCACACCGAAGAGGTGATGCTGGATAAAATTACCGGAAAAACGCCGGTGGCAGCCTATGTCTCCCCGGTTGTTGAAGGAAAAGTGCTGCGTCATCGTGGTGGTGAAACCCGCGTGTTGCGTCCGGGCTACGTCAAGCCGAAACACGAATTTAATTACCAGCAGGCGGTGGAGCGCCTTCCCGGTGAAGATCCGGCGCAGCTGAACGACCCGGCCTACCGTCGTCTGCGTATCATCACCGATAACCTCAAACAGGAAGAGCACGCCATTGTCCAGGTGGAAGAAATGCAGGCGGTGAATGCCGTTCTGTATGGCAAATACACCATGGAAGGGGAGCAGTTTGATACTGTCGAGGTTGATTTCGGGCGCTCTGAAGGAAATAACATTGAGCAGGCTGACGGTAAAAAATGGTCTGAGCAGGACCGTGATACGTTTGATCCGACGCATGATATTGACCTCTACTGCGATCAGGCCAGCGGTCTTGTGAATATCGCCATTATGGACGGTACGGTCTGGCGTCTGCTGAATGGCTTTAAGCTGTTCCGCGAAAAACTGGATACCCGTCGCGGCTCAAATTCACAACTCGAAACGGCAGTGAAAGACCTGGGGGCGGTGGTGTCTTTCAAGGGGTATTACGGTGATCTGGCCATTGTGGTGGCGAAAACATCTTATGTGGCAGAGGACGGTACCGAAAAACGTTATCTGCCGGAGGGCACGCTGGTCCTGGGAAATACGGCTGCTGATGGCATCCGTTGCTATGGTGCCATTCAGGATGCGCAGGAGTTGTCCGAAGGTGTGGTGGCCTCTTCCCGTTATCCGAAACACTGGCTGACCGTTGGCGATCCGGCCCGTGAATTCACCATGACGCAGTCCGCTCCGCTGATGGTGCTGCCGGATCCGGATGAGTTTGTGGTGGTTCAGGTGAAATAATCCGTGAGCGGGGGCGATATGCCCCCGTGTCTTTTTTCACAGAGGGCTGAGATGGCAACAAAAGAAGAAAATCAGAAACGTCTTCGTGAACTGGCTGGCCTGCTGGGGCGCGAGGCAGATATGTCGGGGAGTGCAGCGGATATTGCTCAACGTGTGTCTGAGTGGGAAGAGGAGCTTGCTGTTTCCCCGGAAGGCATTATGCACTCTGATGAGAGCGGGTCTGATCAAAATTACACAGACGATGGTGAGCAGTTGAACAACACTGATGCTCCGGATGATGTTAAAGCCGTCCGGGTACGGAAGTGCCTGCAAGTGATGGGGTATTGCCCGGAGACAGGTCGTCCCGTTGAGCTGGCGTTACGGGGTATGCGTGTTCTGGTGCCATCATCACTGGCAACGGCCATGATACAGCACGGAACGGCTGAGTATGCGTGATTTTCAGAATGCCTTTGATGCCGCCCTTGCGGGGGTGGACAGCACGATTGTTGAAGTGATGGGGATCCGTGCGCAGTTCACCTCCGGAGCACAACGTGGCGGTGAAGTTCAGGGGGTTTTTGACGATCCGGAGTCGCTGGGTTTTGCCGGTGGCGGGGTCCGTATTGAAGGAAGCAGCCCGTCATTATTTGTGCGGACGGATACGGTGCGTGCTGTGCGGCGTGGTGACACGCTGACCATTAACGGCGAGATATTCTGGGTGGATCGTGTTTCTCCGGATGACGGGGGCAGCTGTTATCTCTGGCTCAACCGTGGGCAACCACCCGCAGTTAACCGGCGACGATAAACGCAGGGTGAAATTATGGCGATAAAAGGGCTTGATCAGGCGATTGAAAATCTGAGCCGGGTTCGTAAAAACGCCATTCCTGCTGCTTCAGCAATGGCCATTAACCGCGTGGCCACAACGGCAATAAATCAGTCTGCGTCACAGGTTGCCCGTGAGACAAAGGTACGCCGGAAACTGGTAAAGGAACGCTCCAGACTGAAACGGGCCACGGTCAGAAATCCGAATGCAAAAATTATCGTTAACCGCGGTGATCTTCCAGTGATTAAGCTGGGGATCAGGATGCTGGGCCGTCGTCCGAACAGCATACTTAAAGCCGGTCAGCATCGGTATCAGCGGGCATTCATTCAGCGATTAAAAAACGGTCGCTGGCATGTCATGCAGCGTGTGGCCGGGAAAAACCGTTACCCTATTGATGTGGTGAAAATCCCGATGGCGGCCCCACTGAAACAGGCGTTTGATGAGAATGTTGACCGTATCCGGCGTGAACGCCTGCCCGGAGAACTGGCATCCGCGCTGAAACAACAACTGAGGATTGCGATAAAACGATGAAACATACTGATATCCGTGCTGCAGTGCTGGATGCACTCGAGCAGCATGAACACGGGGCGACGCTGTTTGATGGTCGCCCCGTTGTTTTTGACGAAGAGGATTTTCCTGCGATCGCGGTTTATCTGACGGATGCAGAGTATACCGGTGAAGAGCTGGATGCAGATACCTGGCGGGCCACACTGCATATTGAGGTGTTTTTACCGGCACAGGTACCTGATTCGGAGCTCGATCAGTGGATGGAAAGCCGGATTTATCCGGCGATGACTGCGATCCCGGCACTGGCAGGACTGATTACCACGATGGTTACGCAGGGCTATGAGTATCGTCGTGATGACGATATGGCGTTATGGAGCTCTGCGGATCTGACTTATTCCATTACATACGAGATGTGAGGACGATATGGCAACACCAAATCCTCTTGAGCCGGTGAAAGGTTCCGGTACCACACTGTGGGTTTACAACGGCAAGGCTGATGCTTATGCAAACCCGTTGTCAGACGATGAGTGGCAGCGACTGGCGAAGGTGAAGGATCTGACCCCCGGCGAGATGACGGCGGAATCCTACGATGATAACTATCTGGATGATGAGGATGCTGACTGGGTATCCACCGGGCAGGGGCAGAAATCTGCCGGTGATACCAGTTTTACGCTGGCCTGGAAGCCGGGAGAGGAAGGCCAGAAAGGGCTTATAGGCTGGTTTGAAAGCGGCGATGTCCGGGCCTATAAAATCCGTTTTCCGAATGGCACGGTGGATGTGTTTCGTGGCTGGGTCAGCAGTATCGGTAAGGCCGTGACGGCGAAAGAAGTGATCACCCGCACGGTGAAAGTCACTAACGTGGGTAAACCTTCTGTAGCGGAAGAACGCAGCAAAATTACGCCGGTCACTGCGATTAAGGTAACGCCGACAGGTACGGTTGAAAAAGGGAAAACAACCACCCTGACCGTTACTGTGGAACCGGAAAATGCAACGGATAAGACATTCAGGGCGATTTCCACCGATCCATCAAAAGCCACCATTAGCGTGAAAGATATGACGATTACTGTGACGGGGGTTAAGGATGGAAAAGTCAGCATCCCTGTGATTTCCGGTAATGGTCAGTTTGCTGCGGTGGCTGAAATTACCGTTAATAATGTGCCGGGTGGCTAAAGAGCTGAGAGATAAGCGATGTTCCTGAAAACAGAACAATTTGAATATAACGGTGTATCCGTCATGCTTTCTGAGCTGTCTGCGCTGCAGCGTATTGAGCATCTTGCCCTCCTGAAACGGCGGGCAGAAGAGGCTGAAGCCAGCGGCAACCTGCAGGTGAGTGTGGAAGATCTTGTCAGAACCGGCGCGTTTCTGGTGGCGATGTCCCTGTGGCATAACCATCCACAGAAAACGCAGTCACCGTCAATGAATGAGGCCGTGATGAAGATAGAGCAGGAAGTGCTCACCACCTGGCCTGCCGATGCCATTGCCCGGGCGGAAGACGTGGTGTTGTGCCTGTCCGGGATGATCGAAGCTGTTCGTCCGGATACTGATATTACTGAAGTGGCGAAAAATAACACGCTGACTGATGATGATTTTTCTGCGGGAAAGTCTTCGACGGCGAGCTGAACTTTGCCCTCAGACTGGCGCGTGAGATGGGGAGACCCGACTGGCGCGCCATGCTTGCCGGGATGACATCCACCGAATATGCCGACTGGCACCGTTTTTACCGCACGCATTATTTTCAGGATACCCAGCTGGATATGCATTTTTCCGGGCTGACGTACGCTGTACTCAGCCTGTTTTTTTGCGATCCGGATATGCATCCCTCTGATTTCAGTCTGCTTGTCCCCCGGCATGAGGAAGAGCAGGTGGAGAGGCCGGATGAGGACAAAATGCTGATGCAGAAAGCGGCAGGACTTGCCGGAGGCGTCCGGTTCGGCGAGGAGGGAGGGGGCGATATTTCACCTTCTGCGGATGTGGTGGATGTCAGCGAGGATGATGTCGCATTAATGATGGCTTCAGCGGGGATTCCGGGAGGTGTGAGATATGTCCCAGCCGGTTGGTGATCTTGTTATTGACCTTAGTCTGGATGCTGTCCGTTTCGATGAGCAGATGAGCCGGGTAAGGCGTCATTTTTCAGGACTGGAGACTGACGCCAGAAAAACCGCCAGTGCTGTTGAGCAGGGGCTGAGCCGCCAGGCGCTGGCTGCACAAAAAGCCGGGATTTCCGTCGGGCAGTATAAAGCCGCCATGCGTATGCTACCCATGCAGTTCACCGACGTTGCCACGCAGCTTGCCGGTGGTCATAATCCCTGGCTTATTCTGCTGCAACAGGGCGGTCAGGTGAAAGACTCGTTCGGTGGTCTTATCCCGATGTTCCGGGGACTGGCGGGAGCCGTCTCGCTACCTGCCGTCGGGATCACATCACTGGTCGCCGCGACAGGTGCGCTGGCGTATGCCTGGTACCAGGGGGATTCCACGCTTTCAGCGTTTAATAAAACCCTGGTTCTTTCCGGTAATCAGTCCGGACTGACTGCCGATCGCATGCTGGCGCTCTCCAGAGCCGGACAGGCAGCAGGGCTGACGTTTAACCAGGCGGGAGAGTCACTGGCAGCCCTGGTGAATGCCGGTGTGCGTGGTGGTGAACAGTTTGATGCCATCAACCAGAGTGTCGCGCGTTTTGCGTCTGCATCCGGTGTGGAAGTGGACAGGGTTGCAGAGGCTTTCGGAAAGCTGACCACCGACCCGACGTCGGGACTGATGGCGATGGCGCGCCAGTTCCGTAACGTGACGGCAGAGCAGGTTGCGTATGTTGCACAACTGCAGCGTTCCGGTGATGAGGCCGGGGCCTTACAGGCGGCGAACGAGGCCGCAACGAAAGGGTTTGATGACCAGACCCGCCGCCTGAAAGAGAACATGGGGACGCTGGAAACCTGGGCAGATAAAACAGGGAAGGCGTTCAAATCGATGTGGGATGCCATTCTGGATATTGGTCGTCCTGATACCGCGCAGGAGATGCTGATTAAGGCAGAGGCTGCGTTTAAGAAAGCAGACGACATCTGGAATCTCCGCAAGGATGATTATTTTGTTAACGATGAAGCGCGGGCGCGTTACTGGGATGATCGTGAAAAGGCCCGCCTTGCGCTTGAAGCCGCCCGAAAGAAGGCTGAACAGCAGAGTCAACAGGACAAAAATGCGCAGCAGCAGAGCGATACCGAAGCGTCACGGCTGAAATATACCGAAGAGGCGCAGAAGGCTTACGAACGCCTGCAGACACCGCTGGAGAAATATACCGCCCGTCAGGCAGAACTGAACAAGTCTCTGAGAGACGGGAAAATCCTGCAGGCGGATTACAACACGCTGATGGCGTCGGCGAAAAAGGATTATGAGTCAACGCAGAAAAAAACGAAGTCGTCAGGTGTCAGAGTGTCAGCCGGGGAGCGTCAGGAAGACCGGGCGCATGCAGCCCTGCTGGCGCTTGAAACCGAGCTCCGGACGCTGGAGAAGCACAGCGGTGCGAATGAGAAAATCAGCCGGCAGCGCCGTGATTTGTGGAAGGCGGAGAGTCAG